AGCCACTTCATGTTCGCCAGGCCCGCCAATGGCATAATGTTCGTCGCAATCAGCGCAGATCACATCACCCTGCTCAGTGGTTTTGCCACTGCCAACAATGCGGTTACCGCAACTGCTGCACTTTTTCCCTGAGTCCATTGCTGTGTGAGAACCGCCAGCCATGCCCATGCTTTCCGAAGTAATTTTGTTAAATGCTGCTAGAATAGTGTTCATGTCCATGATCGTGATCCTTATCTCTTATAACTCTTTACATCTGGCAGTTTAGTTTTAACACTGCCCATTGCGCTTTTCTTTCCCTGCGGCAGATCATTGGTAGTGACCGCAGTTTTGGCGCCACCAGCAACTTTTACCTGACCAGCACCGCTAAGTGAATTCTTTACCAGCTTGCTGTTGTAGTCGTCGCCATACACACTGGCCACCTTGCCCTGATCATAATCTTTCATCAGCAGCGGAGTCTTATCAGTATTGGCGGCCACAGCAGCGTGCTCGGCTGCCATGTCATTAGCATACAACAGATTCTGTACTGCCACATTGACCTTGTCCACACGGCCCTGGGTCAGTGCCACACGCACCTGGTCAGCTGACGCAGGATAGTCACAGGCCACATCCAGTGAATAAATTTCTGGATTCTCAGCACTGGGAAACAGTGGATGATTGCGCTGAATTGGATGACTTTTAAGGTCAGTTACTGATGTTGCCTGGTACCCAGCCAATGCCTGCTTCACAGTTTTTTCAATGCCAGCCTCGGGCTTGCCAGCGAAAGTGATTCTGAAGCCGTAGAGCTTAGCACTTTCTGCCAGATAATGTTTAAAGTTTTTCATAGTCAGTTGAGACCTCTTTGTGATTATTTATCCGTCAGCACCATTTTCTTGCCCAGGATCTCCGCCAACAACGCATTTCTATCCAGCACAGTAGCAGTACCAGATGTCGTGGGCATGGCATTGTTGAGATTATCAGCTTTGATATCCAGACCGCGTTTCTTCAGCTGTAGCTCGATCATTCTGAGTTTTTTATTTATTTTAGCAGTCTTGGCTGACAGCGCATGGCCCATAAGTGTGCTGGCCGCACCGAAGATTTCTGCTGCCATGCGCATTTCTACATTCATGCCCAGGTCCATCAACTGCTGGTACCCTTCAATGGCCATCTTGGCGATCTCATCCATCTCACGTTCAGTGGATTCCAAACCCAGCACCATGGGCAAGGCTGAATCAATCTTGTCCAGATTTTCCACAGTGTTTTCTATCAGCTCCAGTGCGGTGGGTTCTGATTCAGTGGTTTCAGCCACCTGATGTTTATGCGGGTCCAGATTAAATACTGATTCTAATTGGGTGTTCATCGGGTGCCTCCCATGGCGAATATGTCCTGCTCTGTGAGCACACGAAACACGATTCCCTGTTTCTCACAATAGGCACGAGCACTGAGCCATTTAGCCTGATTACGCGCACTGACCAATATATCTCTGCGACCCCGGGTCTTGCTGCCACCAGTTTCTTTGTAGGGTTTGATTTCAATGATTTCAGCGTGTGTTACACCAGCGCGATCTATGTACTGAATGAAGAAATCCGGAATGTACTGATGCATCTTGCCAGTCAATGGACATCTGTAGGGTACTGCTATGCTTTCACTGGCCCACTTGATCACACTGGCGTGCTGATCACAGAAGTTCATAAACACCAGCTCCCAGCTGCTGCGAAACATGGGGTTTCGTTTTCCAATATATTTATCTGGATTTTTCGGAATAAATTTCCCCTGTGCAAACTTGCTCATATTAGGCTCTGATTTCTCTGCGGATATAATCTGGTGTACTGAGATCCAGTGCAATACCAATACGCGCATTGGCCACACGATTTTGATTCATATAGGCTGCTAGATAAGCGTCCTGATCGTAGTCTGACCCCTGAGCACGCAATAGATCCACAAATGCGCCCACTGTGAGGTTGAGATTCTGAGCAATCATCACATAAGCTGCAATATATTCAGGCCACAGTGCTGGATCGCTGACTTTGGATTCAATCAGGTTCTTAAGCACATCATATTGTGTGGCTTCAATACTGGTGTCTATGGGCCCCAGCTGACCCTGTGAATTAAATATTTGTGCCATGGCACTGGTATTTATGCCTTATTTTCCTGGCGGAGTCAAAGTATTACTAATTCGGTTACTGAGATCAGCGCCCGCATGGGGAACCACAATATCCCTGCTGCCATTCTGAATATTTCGTTGAGTGGCCGTCATTGCGGTATTGAGTATGCCCTTGCCTTCCTGCGCCAAACTATTAACCAAGCCAGTAACACCGCCCGAGCTTTTCCAGGTGGCCACAGTTTTGCCAACTGTCAAAACCTTCTGTAATACATTGCCAGTTCCCAAAGAAGTGACCGTATCCAATAACCCACCCTGGCCCAGCACACTAGCATGTGGTGATCCCAGCGGACTTTTGGTTTTATCGTAATAGGTGTTGGTGACCCCTGCCCAGCTAGCCACTTCAGTACTGGCACTATCTAACGGTCCCTGAGCATACAACACCGTTTCGTATTCCACAGTCATGCTATTCGCTGCGTGTTCTGATGAGCTATATTCCAGACTTTCATGATCAAAACTGGAAATAATGGGATTTACCAGCGTGTATTCAGCATAGTGTGGAAATGCGTCCTCATCTGTACCTTTGGCATTCACTGGACGACTGAAGTGATAAATTTTAATACTGTCAAAGAACGGATATATTCTATCCAATGACTGTGTATTGCTGTTGACTGTGTCCAAACCCCAGTGCTGAGCATACTCATTGGTATACATACTATCCACACCATCCAATCTGGGTATCCATTCAGTGGGGACGGGTACGCCTTGATTAGAAATCTTATTGACCCTGCGATATCTAGCATCCTGGATGTAATAAGTGTAATAAGCATCCCAGAAATTTCTCATGACATTGAGAGAATCATCATGAAAACTTAGCTGAATTGGATCATAACTGATCTTGTTGATGCCAATGGTTTGGCGATTATACTGATTGTATCTTTTGGTTTCAAACTTATAGCTGGGTAATTTTACAGTTTTGGCCAGCACACTTACCCGGCCAGTATCAGTCCAGTTTTCACTACCAAATCTTTTAGAATTTGTACCATCAGTGCCGTATTGTCCGCCCATGTCCACACGAGCAGCATTGACGTTATTAATCGCAAAGCTGCTGACATCAAATACAATATGCCACCAACGCTTGGTTTTAGGCAACAAGCCATAGTTACCAGACTTAAATGTCCGCGATGCGTGCTGATAATCCCGGACATTGTCTGTGGTTACTGCGCCTTTGACAACATCTCCCAGAAATCTGGCTGCTGAACCCAATAAACTCATGTGGTTATTAACCTGTGATCACGGAACCCAGAGTACGGCCAATGCTGGCACCAATACCACTGCCCTGAGGTGTCTGTAGTGCGTTGTCGAAAGCAATGCTGAGCGCAATGGTAACTGGACCGCTGTCACCATAGGCTACCTGCTGGTAATCAGCTCCTTTGATATAGCAACCATACAGTTCCCAGGTATCCAGCACTTCAGGAGTCAGTGCTCCATTGCCGCCATCCAGAATTTCACAATTCATCTGAAACTTGTAGTCAATCCCACTACGGGCACTGGCTTGTTCCATGAAGTCAAACTGCTTCTGAACCTGCTCACCCACCAGCTTGCTTACCTGGCCACTGGCATCATCTCTGAGATTCACTGTGGTGTCAGCCCAGGTGGGCTTGCCAGCATACTTAATCTTGCTGTTGTAGATTTCAATCGTCTGTTCGTCAAATGTGACATTGGGACGATTGAAGTCAACTACCTGCTTGGTAAGTTCAGTGGTGCTGCCACTGGCACCGAAATTCAAGAAAGTAATTCTAAAACGATACTTCAGTTTAGGCATCAGCAAGCCCTGGGCTGCTGTTCCTACTCCGAGCGGAACGGTAAATTTTGTAAGGCTGGCAATTGCCATAGTGTTGTCTCCTATTGCTATTATTTATGCCGCTGAGTGAGTAATTTTGGTACCCAATATCAGCTCAGATAAATATAGTTAACATGCCAGCCATAACTAAACCCGAAGCTATCGCGTTAATTTTAAAATATGTCAAGAATGCTCAAAAACCCACACTCAAGACATTTGCCGAAGGCAAACTGATCTCAGTGAAAGCCCTGGGTATGCCAGGAATATCATCGTTGTCGTCACTGTCATCACTATCCAGCTTAACCACAGTAGCTGGTCTGGCCAGCGCGGCAAACTTGCTGGGCAGTGTACCCGGTCTGAGTCAGGTGTCGGGACTCATGGGAAAATTACCCGGAGGTCTGAGCATCAGCGGCCTTACTGGCTCACTGGGTAGCTTAACCAGTCTCACTGGTATGAGCACATTAACTAGCCAGTTTGGTGTTGGAGGCATGTTAGGGTCAGTGTCAGGTGCCCTGGGTGGATTTACTGACAATCTGGGAGGATTAACCAAGGGATTATCCGGAGCAGGATTTAGCGGAATACTCAGCAATCTCAGCAACATATCCGGTGCCTCTATTAACATCAGTGCATTAACCAGCAGTCTGGGATTACCTAATGTAACTACTCTAAGCGACCTATCTAAAATTACCAGCAGCTTTGACATTGGTCATCTAACCAGTGCGGTAACCAACGGATCTCTTAAAATTCCGGGTATTGACACTGCAAATTTCGGGGATCTAGCTAAGAATTTAACCAGTGGCCCACTTAGTGAATTTCAGTCTATGGCCAAACAAATCAGCGAAGGCACGCTGAATATCCCAGGATTGGGTAATGTGGGTGATGTTGCTGGAGTTATAGATGATGCCAGAGGAGGCATTGGTTCCTTGCTCATCAACCCCATCGCAACCAGTGTTGGCAACATAACCGCTGCTGTGTCCAATTTACCCAGCCAATTAACCACACTAGTGAACGCTGGTAAGATTACTTCGGGAAACGCAGCAGCTATTCAGGCAGCATTACCAAATCTTACATCAGCAGCATCTGCGATAAAATCACACACTGATGTGCTGTCTGGATTGGTTGAGCCAGTCAACAGTAACCAATACCATCTAGATACGGTGCTGTCCATGACTGACTCACTAACATCCACTGTGGGCCACAGTGATGATATCCCCAGTATAGTAACCAGCTTAACCGCGGCTCCCACTGTGGGTAACGTCCACACATATATCACCAGTATATACGATGCTCTGAATTCCAGTGGTGATGCAGGCGTGGCCGGAGTATTATCCGCTATATCAGGTCACGCCACCACATTAACCAACTATGTCTCCAATGATGTAGCTGCGTATCAGAGCATTAACGACCAGATTAACAGTGAGAGTGTTATATCAAATATTTTAGATAAAGCTCATTCTGAAGATCCCAATGTACAGGCTATTCTACAATTGGTAGTACAACCAGATAAACTGGCGATAATTTTACCACCAGCTTAAACAGCCAGCTAATCATCAGAATGACGGCGGGAACCTGGTTCCCGCCGTCATGTTCTTAACTTACAGACCAGCTGCAATAGCTCCAGTATTCATAATGCGTACTGGCACATAAATGAATTCTGCGGCTTTGGCGGGCGAAATCGCCGCGTCAACCCAAAGCTCATTACGATCAACGCGATCAGGTGTGTTGTTTGTGGTGTCACACACAACAAGATAATCGTAAAGTCCACGATTTACCTGGATACTGTTGAGTTCTTTTTCCATCTGATTCTTGATTTCCTTGCGGGTAATCTCATCATTGGGTTCGAAAATATACTGACGTGCAATCAAGTCCAGTTGACGACGCAAGTAAACGATCAGCCGAGCAACGTTTACACGATCCAATGAGCTGACGGCTGCACTGCGTGTTTTCTGCCCGTAAATCACAATACCTGATCCACTGAGTACACTGATGGGGTTGACTTTGCCAGTGTACAGAACATCACGCAGATTACTGGGCACGCCAATACTCTGGAATCGACCAGTTGCTCCGTCAATGTATCCCACAGCACTGGCATTGTCTACAGTGCCACGACGCAGGCCAGCAGGTGCAAACCAGGGGTAACTCTTCTGGTCACTGCGGATCATGCTGCGTAGTACCATGTGACTTGCGGGAACCACCGCATTAACACCATCCAGGTCGGTGGTGTATCCGCTGGGATAATATCCTGCCATGTATTCATAGTCGGAAGTGAAACCATCTTCGCCATCCTCGACGGCCAGACTGAGATTACGTGACCAGTTATCCAGTGCATTACTGGTGTCTGACAGTCTAAGTGGGCTGTCAGCAATAATAAATGCTGTTTCCTTGCGGTTGATGTTTAGCTGAGTCAGTGCGCTGTTGAGTTCTGGATAACCCGGTGCCACCATGAGATTAAAGTTGCGTGTCTCTTCAGTAGCTTCGGTGCTGTTGGCCACTGCTGCTACCATTTTTCCCACCACCAAGTTACGCTGAGCCTTGCGTCCCATATAAACAACACCATTGGTATCATTACCACTGGCGCTGACCCAGGCATTTTTATAACTCACCGAGGGGAAGTGATTTACCACAAATTCTTTAATATTCATGCCGCTTCTGCGAGTGTTGAATAGCAGGGTACCACGCGGATAAAGTGTATAGCTAGGGCAATCGGAATCCACTGTGTCATTAGTCAACAGTGATGTGATAGTGGGCAATGTGCCTGTTACTACATCAGCAGTGGAATTTCCTGCCCAGCGGGCATCAGCAAACACAATACCATCGCTGGTGGTGTGATCAGTATTGTCAATCAGCGTCCACAATGCAGTAGTTGTCGAGTAACGATAAATTCTGGGGAAATCTTCAAAGTTGGATGTGTTAATCCAAAGATCACCGCTGACCAATGCAGTATTATCACTTTGCACAGTGGGCTGACTAGCACTGACAATGGGCCCAGCAGGATCGGTCTGGGTGAGATCATAGCCACGACTGTCGGGATTTAATCCACGATAGCCACGCCATGCAGTTCCACTGTGTACCAAGATGTCAAATTCAGTGGAATTGTTGTAGTACCAGTAAGTCCCATCAGCTGGGTCAGCTGCGGGCTGACCACTGCTGGTCACAGTGTTGGCATATGCTTCCAGCCATTTGCTGACCACAATAGTCCCAGCAGTGGCATCAGATTCTCTAGCACCAACTGAAGCAGTGGTAATTCCCACCGACGACAATGGTGAATTGGAGACATCAACTAATTCAATGTAACCGCCAGTGCTGTGAGAAATGCTTACAGCACCACTGGTTTCAATTGCAGCACTGATATAACTGATACCTGATCCGTTGATTGCGCTGACAAACTGATCAACGGATGTGTTACTTGCACCAGTGGCAAAGCTCACGGTTATAGCACTATCCAGCGTTTGCTGACCTGGTACGGATCGTTTAATAGTAAAGCTGTAATTTCTGCTGATCACTAGTCCTGGAGGAGTAGTTGAGCCAGTTACCTTGCTGACTCCAGCACCGCGAGTAAACAGTTTAAAGGTAAATGTGCTGTTTTGGCGAACATCGCTCTGCATATAAGTTGCACCAGAGGCAATAGTTAATCCACCACTGCTTGCATCCAATCCATAAATTGCAGCAGCATCTGTAGCATATACTGGGGTATTCAGTGTGAGCCAGATGTCGCTGGCACTGTTATACTGTTTAACACTGAAATTTGCACCGTTGTTGGGTGAGCTGGTCTTGAACCATACACTACCAGTGGGGCGAGGAGTAGCTGCATAAGTGTTCCAGGCTGGTACATCAGTATGCTTACTGGCTTGGAACGCCGCACGATAATAAGCGGACACAGTGCTGATACCCAATGCACTAGCTACACCACCAGTTTGAGTAATAGTCATAGTGTGTGATGCATCAGTGTCGAAGAAGTAGAGTGCCAGCCGAGTGTCTGCGGTTGCTCCAGCTTTGACGGTGGCAGCTAACGGTGAACTGCCATTGATAGCAGTAACCAAGGCAGCTAGGGTAGTGCTTAGATTGGTCACTGTAAATGAAGTAGAGTTGATAAGAATAGTACCAGTGGTTCCGGTGTAAACTCCGCTAGAATTAAACGGTGAATTAGATCCCACCACAGCTGGCCATGCTTTAAACCAGTTGGTGCCGCCCACTGCCACCCACTGCCCAGCTACTGGGGAAGGCGACGCGGCTTTGAAGAATACCGGGTTACTGGCATCAGTGGTATCCACTGCGTAATCGCCTGGCTTACCCAGTCTGGTTACTGGAATATCAGAGACGATATCAGCAGCAGATGTGATCACCAGCAACTGCGGATCAGTTACTGCATTGGCTGCGCTAATAGATCTAAAGCCAGTCTGGCTATTCCATTCCAATATACCAAAGCTGGTAGCAGCAGTGTCTAACCACAACTGACCATTGGCGACTGAGCCGCTGGGACGAGTTTGCGTGCCAGTCAGCTGATCCAGATCTACATCTGCACGAATGATATAAGCAGCATTGCTCACACCCAGTGCGCTGTAAGCGGCCAGCAAGCCGTATTCATTTAGTTCGTAACCATGAACTGGTGTACCCTGAACCACCATGAAGTTGGGTTTGCCGTAATTGCTTACTAAGTCTCTCTGACTTGTAACTAAGAATACCTTGCCAGCATTGGCAGCAGTGGTATATGCTGCCACGGTGCCGCTGGGATTGAGTTTATTTTGGGCAGTTGCCACTACCACAAAGGGGACTGTGCCTGTGGGTGATGGTGTATAATTACTTTCGTCGATGATAGTAACCTGTGCGCCCGGTGATTGTAAAGCCATATTTGTCTAGCCTCCAGTTACTGATATTTAGCAGATGCTGCCAAAAACCACTAGTTCAGTAAGTCTTTAAAGGGATTTAGCGTAAATAATGGAGTGACTATTACTACCAGACCATTATGCCGAACCTGTAAAACCCGACCCTGTGCGGTCAACTATCACCTCAATTCTCGAGTTTATTATCGCAGCAAATGTGAGCGATGTTGGCGACAGCATGGTGACCGACGGCATCTCAAACCCAGATGGCAAAGCAGAGGATACCAAAAGAAAAATCGCTGTGAACGCTGTGGCTTTCACAATACATTATCTCAGATATTTGCTGTATATGTAGTTGATGGAGATCTCAACAACACTGCCCCCAACAATCTCAGAACAGTGTGTGCCAACTGTCAGATACTATTAAGTGTGACTGGGCAGGGTTGGAGAAATGCTGACTTGATTAGTGATTTTTGATGACATAAATTCAGAAAATATCATCTGATCCAGACCAGCATATAAGTCATCCAGTGTGCCCTGATTCCAGATCTCGTGGTGTACTGCTCGACCAACCCAGTGCCATTCACTGGCATGCACATCAGGCCACAGTGTTTCCATGGTCATGCCATGCTGATGCAGATATTCCAGCTCAGTGGTGGAGTTATTCTGGGTCAGCGCACAATGATGCCATATGGGAAAACGCTGATATCGCGTGATGGCAACCAGCCGGCCATGTAAGCTGTTGATGCTGTCAAACTCGTTGGCAAACCTACAGTCACTAATCACTACATTCTGGCCCTGGCTCAGGGTCTCTTGGATAGCACGTTCAGTGCTGGCAACCCAGATATCTGGGTGGAAATGATTTCTGAATACCTCAGTGCCCACATTCTGTAATACCCATCTGGGAGTAAGTTCAGCAATATCCAGTCGAGTTGCCCACCAGGGATCTACTGTTTCACGCCATGTCCGGCTGATTTCAGTGCGACCTTCCAGCAGATCACGATCCCAGCCAAATACTGCTGATACTGCATCTTTAAGATGCTGGGCATAACTGATTCTCTTAAAGTTATATTTGTTGACCAGAAAATCTGCGGCTGTGTCTTTTCCGCAGCCAATCCATCCTACCAGTCCGTATACCTTGGGCATATATGTATATATTATTATAGCATATTTGCGAGGAATTTTCAAGCAACAACTATCCCATCACGAAGTAAACTGTCTAACCTGTCACCCACCAAAGAGGCGCAGAGCCATCTATGTAAAGTTTAAGTTCTTCGATCAGTTTATCCATTTCAGCCTGAGCTTCGGTTTTTAATTCACCACCGTTGAGCTGGGTGCCACCCTGTGGGCCAGCAATGCTGGCAAATTTACTACGAGCTTCACCCAGGGTATATTTAGCCACGCTGTAGGTATAATCTTTAATCCAGTTGCTGGTCTGATAATCCTGCAACAGATAAACTTCAGGTTTCATGTTGAATGTCCACAAACACACAATTTCGCCCGATGCTTGTGGCATACGCACAAGTACCAGCTTCCTGGTAACTGGGTTAAAGGTGAAGTTGATGTGACCACCAAACATTCTAGCAGTCATTTCCTGGTACTGAGTATACAGCTCATAGCTGAGTAATCCACCAGTGCGGCCCGCAGTCAGCAAGTAGGTATTGATATATCCAGCTTCAAACGGTTCAAATTGATTACCAGATCCACTGCTGCCAATAGTTCTGCGCATGATCTGTCTGACCATGGTGATTTCTTGCGGCAAGGTGTATTCCTGCTGATACTCAACCAGAGTTAGAAAACTATTGCTTTCTTCTGTGGCGTTCTGGCTGCGAGCACGATAGGTAGACACTGCTTTATTGTAAGCCATCTCCAAGTGAACCGGGTCCAATTCCACGTCAACCATTCCTGAACCCAGTCTGGTCATCGTGTAGTCAAATATACCTTGTTTAAGTTCGTCTAGTGATGGCATACAGATATTTATACCAACACACGCCATAAATAGCAGTGGAGATTCACAATGCCCAGACTATCACTTTGGCAGAATGGTAAACACACCAACGATTACAAATTCTTTGATCGCAATATCCAGGAAATGTTCACCGTGGGTGGCACCAGTGTCTACATACACAAGTATCTGGGGCCGCAAAGTTCAGCCAACACTCTCGCAGTCAGTGTCACACAACCCGCAATCGGAGTCACTGTAAACTTCGCCAGCACCACAGGCGTTACAGTGGGGAAATATGTATACGCCACTGGTGTTACTGCTAAAACGCAGGTGGGTGCGGTTACATCCAATACTATAACACTGACCCATGCTTCCACCACACCCATAACTCAGGGTGCATTGATCAGTTTCAGCGATATATATGACCCCACCAATCCAGTTTATGTGAACCAAAGCGCACTGAACATACAGGATCTGTTGTTGTTGGAAAATCGTGATCGCAAATACGACAGCAGTATATATGATCTCAGAGGATTGTACAATGTTCAAGATCTGGACTTTGACCTCAGTCAGTTTGGATTATTTCTGCAAAATGACACTCTGTTTATCACCTTTCATTTAAACGACATGGTGAATCGCATGGGCCGTAAGCTGATGAGTGGTGATGTACTGGAGCTGCCTCACCTCAAGGACTTCCACAGCTTGGATGAATCAGTGCCAGTGGCACTGAAGCGATTCTATGTGATCAAAGATGCCATCAGCAGTGCTGAAGGATACAGTGCCACTTGGTGGAGTCATCTGTGGCGGGTCAAAGCTACTCCACTGGTGGACAGCCAGGAATACAAGCAAATTCTTAAAGAAATCCAAGCTGGCACTGGCGGAATGCTGGGTGACTTAATCAGCACAGCTAGTCAGCTGAATCAGATTAATGATGCAGTAATTGCCGAGGCTGAAAATCGTGTGCCCGTCAGCGGATATGACACTACACCGTTCTGGATCCCGCCCATGACCCATGGCGACAAAACTCAGTCACCATTACCGCCAGACAGCAGTCCCACTGAAATGGTTGGCGGATATCTAGTGGGAGCTGGAATTCCACCCAATGGTTATCCTTGTGGCACTGGTGCCAGCTTCCCATCTGCACCAACCATTGGCGATTGGTTTCTCAGAACAGATTTTCAACCCAACCGTTTGTTCAAATACACTGGCAACCGCTGGTCTCGCGTGGAAGACAGAGTCAGAACCAGTCTTACTCCGGGATCTGGTAACACTCTCAGAGACACCTTTGTCAACAACACCACTGAGTTCACCAATGGGCAGGGCCAGTCAGAGTCCAGCAAACAATCGCTGAGTGACTTACTTAAACCCGGGAGTGATTTCTAATGGCATACGAGACGTTTTTCTATGATGAGCAAATACGCAGATTTATCATACAGGTAATTCGCTTGCTCAGTAATTTTCAAGTAAAATTTGGCGATGGCACATTGTATCGTGTGCCAGTATCCTATGGTGACAGCAGTCGTCAGGTTGCCAGCATCATAGCACGCAACAGTGCCAATCGTATACCACCCACACCTCAGATCAGTGTATACATCAGCGATTTTAAATATGCCCGGGATCGTGTGCAGGATCCCACTTATGTGGATCGCGCCAGTTTACGCACTCGTGAGTATGACCCAGTCACTGGCACCTATTTAAATCAGCAAGGCAATGCCTACAGCATTGAGAGGCTGATGCCAGTGCCGTATAATCTGGGAATCAAGGCTGATATCTGGACCAGCAACAGTGAACAGAAATTCCAATTGATGGAACAAATTCTCAGTTTATTTAACCCAGCCCTGGAAATTCAGAGCACTGATAATTATCTAGACTGGACCAGTCTCAGCTACATGGAACAAACTGATATCAACTGGAGCAGCCGCAGCATACCCCAGGGCACTGACGACCAGATTGACATCGCCACAGTGACCTTTCAGCTGCCCATCTGGCTGAGTTCACCTGCGCGTGTCACCAAGATGGGAGTGGTGGAGAAGCTGATCAGCAGCATTTTCAATCCCACCGGCGATCTGTCAGACTTCGTGGCCAGCGATGACCTGTTGCTGGGTACTCGCCAGGCAATCACTTTTCAGAACTACAGTATCTGGGTCAATGATGGGCAGATTCAATTGCTGACCACCAACCCAGTAAATGTCACAGCCAGCGATTCAGACATTCAAGCTGAAGTGGTGGTGGGTACCACTAGTGACTGGCCTGCGGCAGTGGATGCTTACGGAGTAATTCGCAATGCCATCAGCCAGATAAGACTGAGCCTAAACGAAACTGATGGATTTGGCGCTGATGCTGAAATTGTGGGCGACATTGCAGTTCATCCCACCAACGACAAAATACTGCTGTTCACAGTTCACCAGGATACCCTGCCAACTAATACTCTGACGTCTGTGACTGCTATATTAGACCCACTTAAAGTTGCACCTGGTCTACATGGGTTACCAGCCGCAACCATTGGTCAACGATATCTGCTGCTGAATGACATCGGCAGCAATGGTGACGAGCAGAGCGCTGGGGCTTGGACCGTGGGATTGTACGAAACGGTAGCCCGAGCCAATGATATCATTGCATTTGACGGCACCCGCTGGACCACAGCATTTGTTAGTGCTACTGCCACTGAAACTCAGTATGTTTCCAATCTTACCACACTGAAACAGTATAAGTACTCACAGGGAACATGGAAAAAATCTTGGGAAGGCGAATACCCGCCACTGCAATGGCGACTGGTGCTGTAAATATTTCAGCCGGAGCACTGTTCTATTGTGTCAACACACAACGATGCTTGTTCTTATTGCGTAGTGTGAAACAACGAGATACCTGGGGATTAGTGGGTGGCAAACAACTACCTGGGGAAACTGTGCTGGACACACTACACAGAGAGTTTACTGAAGAACTAGGGTTTATTCCAGACTATCAACGAGTCATTCCCATTGAGACTTTCACCAGTGCTGATCTGGCCTTTAAATATTTCACATTTGTATGCACTGTGACCAGTGAATTTATTCCTCAGCTTAATCACGAGCATCATGGCTATTGCTGGATCAATTCTGGTAATTATCCACGTCCACTGCATCCAGGATTATGGCACACTGTGAACTTTGTCGAGATACAAGACAAAATTCGCACAGTGTGCCAGGTATTTCAGTCTTAACTATTCAGTTTCGGAAATCCAGGGCTCCAGCGTGGTCATTTCTACCGCACTGAGCTTCACATCACCTAGGTCGTCCAGGTTGATTTTCACATCTGGAAATTCAATGACTTCATCCAGTAGACCGTTGATTTCTGCCAAGAACTGTGGCTGATTGGTCTGAGTTACAGTTACCATGCCACTGCTGTCGACTTCTCCGTATTTTTCCACCAATTTTTGACGAAGTTCTTCAAACTGTTGAAGTTCAGTGCTGATAATCTTAACCACCTTGCTGAGTCGGTAGCTGATCCTCACCGGCAGCGGCGAGGTTAACAACTTGGTGATGCTGAGTTCAGCATTCTTAATCTGGGCTAATGTAAGTGTCATAGTTGATTTCTCCTTTGAGATCACTTTTACTTAGCCACCCAATATAAATTGCTGAAATTTGTTCCGTGGTTTAACCAGCACAGGCCACTACTCACCGACTGACGCAGCTGGTTCAGGTTCCACTGATGCAGCTGGTTCAGGTTCCACTGATGCAGCTGGTTCAGGTTCCACTGATGCAGCTGGTTCAGGTTCAGGTTCCACTGTTGCAGCTGGTTCAGGTTCAGGTTCCACTGTTGCAGCTGGTTCAGGTTCCACTGATGCCACTGGCTCAGGTTCAGGTTCCACTGATGCAGCTGGTTCAGGTTGTACTGATGCAGCTGGTTCAGGTTCCACTGATGCAGCTGGTTCAGGTTCCACTGATGCCACTGGCTCAGGTTCAGGTTCCACTGATGCAA